TTGATGATATAACGATAGAAACTGATGGTGAAGATTTATTATTAGAAATAATGGACAAAAAATCAGAAAAAAAATCAAATACTATTGAAAAAGTTAAAGAAAAAAGTTTGACTGACATTCTTAATGACGATGATGACGTTTAATAAGGCAAATACACCACTATTTAATTGGAAGAGTACCATGTATTTCAAGGTAAGAGTTGATTCAATATGAGTAGTTTAAGTCATAATAAAAAAAGAAATGTGGGATTACTTAGAGAGTTTTTTTCTAAGCACATCGCTTCTTGTATTGTAAACAAAGACAAACAGTCGGCAATCAATGCCCAGTCTATTTGGAACAAATACGTTCAAACTGGCACTGAAATACAAAAAGAAATGAAAATAGCATCCGTTTTAATGGAAGCAAAATTTGATAACAAACAAGTCGCTCATGACTTTTTAATAAAAGTTAAAAAAGCCGCTAAACAAATATGTGAGAAAAAACTCGAAAGAGAAAAAACTACCTTACTCAGAGAAATTAATAACAAAATAACAGATCAATCATTCTTTGCACGTTCAGTCCCTGATTATGTGGAACTTGCTTCAATACAGCTGTTAATAAACAATTGGATAAAAGAAGATTCACAACCCGTATCAATAGACTCTCAGTATTTTATTCTTGAAGATAGAGTTTTAAATTATTTGTGCACAAATCAAAAAATTATATCTGAAAACAACGATCTTAAAAAGAACGTATTATTAGAAACAAACTCCGACAATGTTGATTCTCTTGTCGTAAGTATAATGAATGAGAAATTCAATGAAAAGTTTGCTAATCAATTAACTGAAAATCAAAAGTTCATTCTAAAACAATTTGTTTTTGAAGATTGTCATGAAGAACTTAAAAACAAAATGCTGCTTCTAAAAGAAGAAACATTATCTTTATTAAACAAAGAATTAAGTAAAACTAAATCTATGGTTCCTTCTGAATTAAAAAAATTAGAAGAAATAAAGTCGCTATTAGAAAATGATTATTCAGACATAAATCTAATAGATGAAAATAATATCATATTTTATATGTCAATATCAAAATTAAACGAAGAACTAAAGGAAACTAAATAAGTCATGGTTAAGTTATTAAAAGAATTAAATGATTTTAGTTATGATTATGACGAAGTTAAAAAATCAAAAGCCACGGGCGGGCCATTAGTTGTAACTGGCATTCTACAACGTGCAGATGTCATAAATCAAAATGGCCGCATATATCCAAGACATGTTTTGGAACCTCAAATAGAAGCATATAAAGTGCTTGTAAAAGAGCGCAGGGCATTGGGTGAGTTAGATCATGCTGATGAACCAGTTGTAAATCTTAAAAATGTATCACATGTAGTTACTGATATCTGGATGGAACCTGATGGAACTGTTAAAGGTAAAGTAGAAGTACTTCCAACCCCAATGGGTGATATTTTGGGTAGCTTGATAAGCTCAAATATCAAAGTCGGGATCTCATCTCGTGCACTAGGTTCTGTATCAGAACAAAGAGAAGGTGATATTGTAAAAGATGACCTTTATTTCATTTGTTGGGACGTAGTTAGTGAGCCCTCTACGAGTCAAGCTTGGCTAATGAAAGAATCTAAAGATTATACTCGTGAAGAATTAAAAAATATTTTATCTAGACAACAAAGGGTTTCGTTAGCTGCGAATGAAACTTTGTCATTTTTTAACAAAATTAAAAACAAAAAGTAAATTGATAAAAATACATAATTACTAAAATTGCATATGTTATACGCATGCAATTTTTATTTTATGACGCTAAAAATAAAGGTGGTATTTATAAAATAATAAATACTATTAGTGGGAAAGTATATATTGGTTCTACTAAAAAATTTTCCAAAAGAGCAAATAGCCATTATAATTCTCTCAATAAAAAAATACATTTTAATTCACATTTACAGAAATCTTTTAATAAATATGGAAAAGATAACTTTGTGTTTGAAGTTATTGAGATAGTAGTTGGTGACAAATTAACTAGAACAATGCTTGAACAAGAATATATTAATGAATATTTCGACAGCTGGGAACAATGTTTTAATTTCAATAAAAATGTTATTCAAAATGAAGTAGATTTTGAGCACATAAGCTTTACACAATCAGAAATTAAAAAATCTTTTTATCAAACTGAAGCAGGACAAAAGTTGATTCAAAAACTTTCTGACGAAAAACGTGGCAAAACATATGAAGAAATGTATGGTGAATCTCGGGCCGTTGAAATAAAACAAACTATTCGTGATAACAAATTAATTGAAATGAATAGACCTGAGGTAAAAGAAAATCTTAGAAAACAACTAACAGGCGTTTCTTTTGAAGAACGATTTGGTACAGAACGTGCTAAGGAAATAAAAGAAAAACGAAGTAAAAGTAGAAAAGGAAAGTACACAGGCAAAAATAGTTCTGGGTTTAGAATCATAGAAAATATTATTTTATTGTCTCCTGATGGTGAAATTTACACAAGAATAGAGGGAATCGGAGATTTTGCTGAAGCCCATGGTTTGAGAAAAAATCATTTCTCAGAATTGTTATCTGGCAAAAGAAAATCTCATCGTGGGTGGATATTGATGTGAAATACTTATTTTATGGTCACGAAGAAAGTGGCGGGATATATTCAATTACAAATATTGTTAACAATAAAATATATATTGGTTCCACTAGTAGATTCATAAAGAGATTTCAAGAACACACTTGTGATTTGAACGCCAACATTCATATTAATAAACATTTACAATCGTCATTTAACCATCATCAAGAGTACAATTTTGTATTTGAGGTTTTAGAGGTTATTGTTGGAGATATGTGGGCTCGTACAACCATTGAACAAGAATACATTGATATGTATTTAGATACTTGGAAGCAATGTTATAATAACAAAAAGAAAGTTATTAGAAGAGATAGTGTTTATGGTGACATCGAATTAGCCAGACTAAATAACAGTATTTCTAAGAAAGAATTATGTAAGACCGAAGCTGGATATAATCGCATAAAAAGTATGAGTGACAATATGCGAGGAAAAACTTATGAAGAATTGTATGGTCTTGAAAAGGCAATTGAATTAAAAGAAAATAGAAGAATTACTGCTAGTATAACAGCAAATAGATCTGAACACAAACAAAAATTAAGCGATTTATTTCTTGGAGTATCTTACGAAGATAGATTTGGCTCCGACAGAGCTAAGGAGATTAAAGCTAAAAATAGCGCCAATAGAAAAGGCAAATGTGTTGGTAATAAAAACCCAAAATATAAAATTTGGGAAAATATAAAATTAATGTCACCAGAAGGTAAGTTATACACTAGGATTGAAGGAGTAACAAGTTTTGCTGAAGAGCATGGTTTAAAACAACCTCAATTAACAAGGCTTCTTTTGCGGAAAAGAAAATCTTGCCATGGGTGGATATTAATTGATTAACTATAAAATATTTAACTATATATATTAATATGGCAATTGATTGATTAATTATAGATTTAAAGGGAAGCAAGATATTAACATGGCTAGACTAACAAGAAAAGATTTAAAAAATTTATTAAAAGAATGTCTTTTGGAAATCCTTAGAGAAGAAAAAATCTTGGCACCTTTAAAAGAAAATCTTGTCACAAATAATAATAAACATGTTTTAAATGAAAATCCTTACAACAATCAACAAAAATCTAATGTTTTGCCCATAAATAATAAAAATTCTGCTTTGATAGAAACTGTACAAACAGTAGCCAATGCTTTTGGAAGCAAAAGCAGTATGTTTGCAGATTTATTAGCAGATACAGCAATGACTACTTTACAAGCGCAAAGAAATGGTGGTTTGCCTGGTGATAGATTAGGCGAAGGAATGATCTTAGAATCCTTTGTAGAAGCTGAACAAAAAAACGATGTTCAATCATTACAAAACCTAGCACCAGATGGTGATGTTAAGAAATGGGCGAAATTCGCATTTGCTAAAAAAGAATAATTCGTGATTTTAATAAAACACTATAATACTTAAGTTTATAATTTTAAACTATTTATTTGTTTGAAAAGGAATTTATAAATGCCTACCCATAAACAACTAACCGTGGAAGTTCCAAACTCTACAAGAGGCAATGGTAGATCTGACACAAAAACTTTACAAAAAGCTTTCCCATCAAGTCCAATATACAGTGGGGAATTAACTGATATGGTTGTTCAGGATGAAGGACAACAATTATTAGTAGATGGCCCAGTAAATGATGGTGGTCATACTTTTGGAAGTTTCAATAGAGATTACAATGGAGCCCCAGATTTGGAAAAAGATGTACAAATTGGTGGTGCAGGATTACCAGGTTCACCATATGCTCCAAACATAGCATCACCAGGTGAGGGACACGGAACTGATCCTTCCAATATTCCTGCTGAGGGTGCTGAAGCAACAGAACTTGCAAAAGGTTCCGGTGGACCATTTCCAGGGAATGGTTTGGAATCTCCAAATAAAACTTCAAAAAATGTATCAGCACAAAAACTTGGCAGTTTAATTTTTGGAAAATCAAGTAAGTAATAAGGGCACAACCAATGACTGATCTTTACAAAGAAGCTATTTTAGAAGCTAAAAAATTAAAAGAAATTGCTGAGAAAGATGCTGAGAAATCTATCATCGACGCAATCTCACCTTATATAAAAAGAGCAATAACAAAACAAATATCTGAATCTTCTAATTCAAATGGAAGTTCTGGAGATGTTAGTTCTTTCTTTTTAGAACAAGATGAAGAACCACCAGTAGCACTTAATCCTCCAACACCAGGACAAGCACCATTACCAACAGATGTATCTGGAATGGGTTTAGCTTCTAATCCAGTAGTTGGTGATGCTGCAACAGCTGCTCCATTGTCTTTAGCAGGCAATGGAGAAGATGTAGTGAATTCTTCACTTGATCCACAAGATGGAAAGATAACAGTCAACTTTGAAGATTTGTTTTTAAAGCCATCTGAGACATCTGATGCGACCATCCAAGCAACTACTGCACCTTTGACTCCAGCAGCCACTACAGCCCCTGTAGCAGCTCCTACAAGCGTGCCACAGGGTGTTCAAGCTCCCACTGGCGAAGTAACTCAAGCTCAACCAGAACTTGAAGATGTAGAAGACTCTGATAAAGAGCCACCAGTCCAACCATTAAGTGAAAAAAGTTTCCAAGAATGGAAAAACAATTTAAATGAACTTGCAGGAAAAATTGATGAGACATTTTTCTCAAAAAAGACACCTGCTGTTGTTAAAGAATCCCTAAAAATAAAGCTTTTTACACTTTTAGAGAGATTAGATTCTTTTAAAGAAAAAGGCATTATTAGTTCAAAACAAATAAAGATTAATGAAAATAAATTAGAATTTTTATTTTTAAAGCTTAAAGATGGAAAATTAAATAATAGTTACATAGAGAAAAGGGAAGAAAATCACATGACCAGTCTCAAAGAATACGCAGCAAAACTTTTTGAAGAAACTTACGCTGAAGAAAGCGAACAGGATTTGAATCATCCAACAACAGCGTCAGCAAAACATGCTGCAAAAGTCTCTGGTGTTGATAAAGATGTAGATCTATATGAAGGCTCTCTTGCAGGTAATACCTCTGAAACCCAATGGGCAGATGGTGAATCTGAACTAAAAGAAGAAGATCAAGACAAAGTGATTGAAGAAACCCTTAAATCAATGACGGATTCAGAATTAAAAGAAGCTATTAAACATATCCGTAAAGAATCGATTAAAAAGAAAATGGCAAAACTTAAAGAAGCATCAGAATCTTCATGGG